ACCAGCGCCTGCACAACCTGAAGATCTACCATTTTAATGAATATTGAGAATACAGAGATCAATGGATTTTTGATTGATAAGTTCAATCAGTATAGTCTAAAACCTGGGAGTACTCAAGGCATATGCCCTTTGTGCTCTCACACTAGACAACCTAAAAATAGGAAAGCACAATGTGCTTCTTATGATTGGGAACGTGGTCTCGGTACTTGTCACAACTGTGATACTAGTTTTCAATTACATACGTATCAACGTAAAGGTAATGCAACTAGAGAATATGTAAAGCCAATACCGGTTGAAGTATTCGAACCAGTTAAGGACAAGGCTGTTGAATGGTTTAAAACTAGAGGTATATCTCAACAAACGTTAGACGATTTAAGTGTTACAACGGGTGAAGAGTATATGCCTCAAACAGGTCAGAAAGAAAATACTATACAATTTAATTATATTATGGGTGATGAACTTATTAATGTAAAGTATAGAGATGGTAGAAAGAATTTTAAACTATACAAAGGTGCTGAAAAGATATTCTACAATATTAATAGTATTGTAGGGTATGACTGGTGCGTTATCACTGAAGGCGAAATGGATGCGTTAGCATTACACGAAGCTGGAATTAAAAATGTGATATCAGTTCCTAACGGTGCCACGTTAAACAGTAATAATCTAGATTATCTAGATAATTGTATTGATTACTTTGAAGACAAAGATAAAATTATATTAGCAGTCGATGCTGATGAAGCTGGTCAAGCTTTAAGATATGAGTTTATTAGGCGTCTTGGTGCTGAGGTCTGTTATTTAGTAGACTTCAATGGTAATAAAGACGCTAATGACTTCTTAATAAAACATGGAGCAGAAGAACTTAGAAAAGTTATAACGTCTGCTACACAGGTACCACTTGAAGGTGTATCAACATTAAGAGATCTTGAAGCTGATCTATTAGATTTTGTACACAATGGTTTTAAACCTGGTTATCAAGTAGGTTTAGAGAACTTCGATAGAATATTCTCAACT